CCAAGAGCGTAACAAATTACTATTAGACTTACACCCTCTATATAAAACCCTAATCTCTTGGAAGACATCGCCAATGGTGTTGAACGGGTGGGACAAACTACATCAAACGGTTGTGCAAGGAATAAAATAATTATGATAAACGTAAAAGTGACACTCCCCAGAGGAGAAGATAGCGAAGTCAGGGTGACGGAATATCAGGCGGAAAAAGAATTATCTCTTTTTGTAAACGGGTTATCTGATTCTGGAAAGAAACAGTGGATTGCAAAAATGAAAAAAATTCCTATGTTATACCCATTTACCGAAAATCATTATAAAAAGCCTTCGAACTAGAGCTCCTTTTCTTTTCTGTATTTTAAGGAGCTATTTAGTTTTTCTGACAAACTAATACATCTGTGCGCTAAGTCGTTTATTGTTCTCATATCTCGTCTTGTCTCTTTTGAGGAAAACTCGTTACCCTTTTTGCAATAATTGTAAGAAGCTTGTTGTATGAGTAAAGAATTTTCTCTTATTTCTTTAATTAAGTTTAACTCTCTCATGTAAAATAATTACACTTTTCGTTTTGTATATTACAAAAAAGTATAAAAACAACGAAAATCACTGTAATATATTATTATGAAGTTATACTGTAAATTATGCGGCGCGCCGACCTCTTATACAATAGAAAAACCTAATTTCTGTTCAAAGTGCGGGAAATCCTTCGTTATCGATATTTCCTCCGCTAGTTCGCTCCCTGATCGCGAATCTTCGTGCGATCCCAAAACGTTGCTTGAAGAAACAATAGAAAACACAACCTTATCTATATCCGAACTAGACATAGAAGTGGATAGAAGAGACTGGGTGGTTCAAGGTGTAAAATTAGGAGCAGCCATGGGAACTAGAGATCCTAATATAGAAAAAGAAAACCGTCCACAGCCCAAAGGAAGAAAACCAAGTAAAAAAAAGGTTCAGGCGGAATTCAAGAAAGAAGCCGGAACTCTTAGAGATAAGTGATGCCTAAAAAAGCAAAAAGCAAAAAAGCAAAAGATAAAAAACCAACATTTGAAGAGTCCATACTTTTTGTAAATAGAGAAATACAAAAACGAAAAAACAAATGGAATTTAACTTCATTGAATTGGATGGATTATGATGATGTTTCGCAAATAATAAGGATTCATATCTATGAAAAATGGCATCTTTATGATCCCGAAAAACCGTTGGGACCGTGGTTAAATCGAATAATAACTAATCAAATTAAAAATATTATTAGAAATAATTACGGAAATTACGTCAGACCATGCCTAAGGTGCGCAGCGGCAGAAGGCGAAAGTGGGTGTCGAATATATGAAACACAATGCAAAGACTGCCCTCTATATGAACACTGGGAAAAAACAAAAAAAGGAGCATATGATTTAAAGATACCTCTTCCAATGGAAGGGCATTTACACGAAATAAACTCAATCGATTGGGGGGATTCGATAGATCTAGAAGGACAAGCAAAAAAACTCCACAGAAGAATGAAACAAATCTTAAAACCAATCGAGTGGAAAGTTTACGACTCTTTATACATAAAACATGAAGACGAAGAATCTGTTGCTGTAAAATTAGGTTATACCACGTCAGAAAAAGGAAGAAACCCCGGGTATAAGCAAATTAAAAATATCAAAAAAAATATAATGATTAAAGTTAAAAAATGCCTTACCCGAGATGAGATAGACATATTTTAATGAAAAAGCATATTTTGACAGACCAACAGAAACAAAAAATTCTGGAAGAATGGAACAGTCGCAAAGATAATCCACCCTCTCTTTTAGAGTTGATTCGTATAGCTTTTCCAGATGATGAAAAAATAGACGGGAGAAGCAAAGAGGGGAAAGCTGTTAAAGAATTCCTAGCTACAAGAAAAATAAAAGCGCGAGCAGCGCATGAATACAAATACAAAGAAAAAATAATCCTAACAGAAGAGCAAAAGGAATACATACAAAATAATGGGGCAATGATGAAGGGGCTAGAGATGGCAAAAATTCTATTTAAAGACCATCGACTCACACAGCTAAACCAAGAGACACGAGCGGTAAATGAATACGCAAAGACCTTAAGAAATACCCCAGAAGCATACGAAGACCCAGATGAAAACGTTGACACAGAATACAAGGTCCCAAAAACTTTTATTTCCGTATTAGCAAGAGTAAATAAATATGTCCACGACTATCCTTCTAAGGAAAAAATAACAGGGCACCAAAAAAGGTGCTTGGGCTCATTAATTGGGTATTTGGGAACTTATCGTTTTGTTCATCAAATAAGTCGCTACAGAAACGTCGGGAATAGGACCCTATTCGAAAGCAGCTTTGTTCGCTACACTCATGATAAGGGAGACTTGACCCAAGAAGAAGTTGATCAATATATTTTATTGGCCTCAGAAGTTGTTATCGCCTCGAATATACAAAGAAGAATAGAGCGCTTGCAAGACTTACTAGACGAGGCCGTAAACGAAGGAGAGAGAAGAGTTTCGATGTCTCTAGTTGAGGCCATAAGCTCTGCTCAAACAGAGTACAATCAATGCGTTAACAGACAGAATAAACTTCTTGGAGACCTAAAGGAAAAAAGAAGCGAAAAATTAAAAAAACAAATTAAAGAAAACGCAAGTATACTTAACTTAGTTCAGCTCTGGAAAGAAGAAGAAAGTAGACAAAAGTTAATTAAGTTAGCCGACCTCAGAAAGAAGACGGTCAAGCAAGAAATGGAAAATCTTTCGTCTATGGATGAAATAAAATGTAGAATTTTAGGTCTAAGCGAAGGGGAGGTCTTAGATGAATAAATCGGAGTTGTTAACTTGCAAAATAGATGGAGTAGCTTTTAAGAATGATAAAGAGCTACACGCACACCTGCGCTCTCACAAAATTAGAATGGTAGAGTATTATCAAAAATACTACCCCAGAAAAGACAAGCTTACTGGAGACATTATTAAATTTAAAACAAAAAAACAATATTTTGCTTCAGATTTCAACAATAGAACAAATTTAAAGAAATGGTTAAAAGACCAAACTCAAGAAGAAGCAAAAAGGTACTGCGAGGATTTGCTAAAACAAAGAAAAGAAGAAAAAGAATTAATTTATTCTCCCTCTCAGGTAGAACTTAGGTCGTTAATAATGCCGCCAATACAATATTATGATGAATTATTCGGTGACTATTACAGACTTTGTTCATTACTTGGCTTTAAAAATCGTTTTGCAAAATTCACAGAAATAGTTAGTGGGTATGAATACAACAAGCCAGAATACAAAATATATATAGACTCCAGAGAACAAAAGCCCTTGAAGTTTAATAAGCGGTTAGTAGAAGTTAAGGCTCTTAAATTTGGAGATTATGCTTTCAGCTCTCCAATCGCGTCTTGTAATTGCAATATAGAAAGAAAATCTCTGTCTGATTTTATTGGTACCTTAAGCGGTGGATACGAAAGGTTTATTAATGAAATAAAAAGAGCAAAAGAAGCCAATGCATATTTGGTTGTGTTGGTAGAAGAAAAATTTAATAACGCTACAAGTTTCAAATATCTACCCCATATTTCAAAAAAAATAAAAGCAACCCCAGAGTTTATATTTCATAGAGTAAGAAATATTTGCCAGAAATACCCACACGTACAATTTCTTTTTGTAAATGGAAGAAAAGAAGCTTCAAGGGTAATAGAAAGAATATTTACAAGTAGTTGTGCTCATAAAAAAATAGACTTGCAGCTTGCTTATGATAAGAGGAAACTATAATGTGGTATTGTCCAGAAAAGTACCAAATAGATACAAGGAATCTGAACTCCGAGTTTATGAAGATCAAGGGGGAGCTTTCGGATAAGGAAGCCAAGATCTCTCTAGCAAAATTTCTGAAGGGCAACCTTGGATTAACAACCGAATTAGTTTCGGGAGTTAAACTCGCACCATACCAAGAAATAACTTTAAAAGGATTAATGAACAGAAACTTTAGCATGTGCGTGTGGGGGCGTGGTTGTGGAAAAACATTTATTGCGTCTGTGTTTTGTTTTCTTCAGTGTATCTTTGAACCGGGCACAAAAATACTCGTTGCAGGGCCTACGTTTCGTACAGCAAGATTTATTTTTAATAATTTAGAAAAAATAGTAGAATCAAAAGGAGCAGAACTATTAGCTCAAGCCTTCGGAGCAAAAACCAAACGCAACGATCAATTTGAATGGCTGATAAACGACGGGTCTATAACAGCTATTCCTCTTAACGGTGAAAAAATACGTGGTTTTCGCGCAAATATTTTGGTTCTTGACGAGTTTCTCCTTTTGCCAGAAGACCTTATTAAAACCGTGCTGATGCCGTTTCTTGTCGCTCCCCAAAACATGAAAGAACGTTTAGAGATTAGAGAGACAGAGGACAAGCTAATTGAAGAAGGATCTATGGAAGAAAAAGATAGAATGGAGTTCGAAAACAATTCTAAAATGATAGCCCTCTCATCAGCCAGCTATACTTTCGAAAACCTTTATAAAACGTATCGAGAATGGGTGGACAAAATATACGTAAAGCAAGAAGAACAAGAGATGACGGCAAAATATTTTATCTCTCAAATGGGATATGAGTCCCTACCGAAAGAGATGATTGACAAGACGATCATTGATGAAGCTCAAAGCGGTGGCCAAAGCCACTCTTCTTTTCAGCGCGAATACTGTGCTCAATTTACCGATGGTTCAGACAGCTATTTTAGTGCAAAAAAAATGCACCAATGCACTATACCAGATGGCCAAGCCCCTTCAACATTAATCAAAGGAAAAACTGATAAAAAATATATAATTGCTATTGACCCAAGTTTTTCTAATAGTCCTAGTTCTGACTATTTTGCTATGGCTGTATTGGAGCTAGATGACGAAAATAGACAAGGAGCCTTAGTTCATAATTATGCTGTCGCTGGAGGAGATTTAAAAAATCATATAAAATACATGTACTATCTCATGACAAATTTTAATGTTGTTATGATTATCATAGATAACGCTGGGTATCAATTTCTTGACGCATGTAATGAGCATAAATTTTTTAGAGAAGCCAAAATTAAATTAAACTTTTTTGATTTTGAAAGTCACGCAGAGGGTGAAGAATATATAAAAGAAATTAGAGACGCAAAAAATAAATATAATTTAGAAAATAGAACGATTGTTTTTAAACAAAACTTCACTAGCGATTTTATCAGAAGAGCCAACGAGCACCTACAGGGAAATATAGACTACAAAAGAATCTGGTTCGCTTCTAGAACCTCCGCTAATGGAAATGAGTTCGATAGACAGGTAAGCAGCAAAATTCCCCTTGACTGTACCGGGGAAGAAAATGTAGGATTTTTTATAGAAACACAAGATAATCTCGTCTATCAAACGAAAAAGCAATGTGCTCTTGTCGAGGTCAAATCAACAGCAAAGGGAAATCAAACTTTTGATTTACCACAGCACTTAAAACGAAATACCTCACCTAATAGAGCCAGAAAAGATAATTATACAGCACTTATGTTGGGAAATTGGGCTATTAGATGTTATTACGATATAATTGATTATAAAATGCCACAAGTAAATAATACATTTCTTCCAAGATTAGTGTAATAGAAAAAGAGAAAATCAATGAAAAATCAAGCCAAAGCAGCAAAAAAGACAGCAACTAAGGCAAAAAGTGGAACCAACGCACACGCAAACGCCAAAAAAGCTCAAAAGAAAGAAACAAATCCGTCTGCCCCGCTAATGACGACATCAGCCTCGACCTCGACAACAAGAACGAAAAGCAGGCGAAACCTTTCGTCTATGATTGAAAGAACCGATAGGTTCAAAAATATCGATGATGGACTAGTTCCGTTTAAGTACACGAAAGACCCCTACGGAAATAGCACCATAAACGTAAAGGACGCTATAATCTTATGTCAAAAAGCGTATTATAATTTTTCTGTGTTTAGAAATATTATTGATCTGATGACAGAGTTTAGCGTAAGTAATATTTACCTGCGTGGAGGAAGCGCTAAATCCAGAAAGTTTTTTGAGGCGTTATTTAAAAAAATAAATTTATGGAATTTTCAAGACAAGTTCTTCAGGGAATATTTTCGTTCTGGTAATATCTTTGTGTATCGTTTTGACGCAACACTAAAACAATCAGAGATAAATAAAATTACGCAAGTATTTGCAAAAGAAGAAAGAGAAATTGTCCTCAAGAATTTAGAAAAAAATAAAAATACAATTCCATCAAGATATATGATTTTAAACCCATCGGACATTCAGGTCGCAGGGAGCTTAACTTTTGGAATGAATGACTATTTAAAAAGGCTAACGGACTATGAGCTCCAAAGGCTAAGAGTTCCAAGAACAGAAGAAGACCTCGAAGTATTCAAGTCGTTGGATGATGACGCAAAAAAACAAATTAAAAACAAACAAGTGGGATATGTTTCTTTACGCTTGGACACGGACAAAGTCGCCGCTATCTTTTATAAGAAACAAGATTACGAACCATTTGCTGTGCCTATGGGGTACCCCGTTTTAGAAGACATAAACTTCAAGGCGGAAATGAAAAAAATGGACATGGCTGTCGCTAGAACCATGCAACAAGCAATTCTAGTAATCACGATGGGTAATGAACCAGAAAAGGGCGGGGTAAACCAAGAGAACCTTAAAATAATGCAGGAGCTTTTTGAAAATCAATCTGTTGGGCGAGTATTAATTGCCGACTACACAACGAAGGCTCAATTTGTAATTCCTCAGATTGCTGATCTATTGGATCCGAAAAAGTACGAAATGATAGATAGAGATATTCATCACGGTTTAAACGACATCTTGACTGGCGGAGAAAAGTTTGCAAACCAACAGGGAAAAATCGAAGTGTTTATGGCTAGGCTTAAGCACGCAAGAGAAACATTCTTGAATGATTTTTTGATTCCTGAAATGAAACGAATAGCAAAGAACTTGGGGTTCAAAAATTATCCGAAACCATTCTTTGATGAAATTGAATTAAAACAAAATTTCCAAATGAATCGAATTTATAGCAGACTAATTGAACTGGGAGTATTAACTCCGGAAGAGGGATCTTTGGCTATTCAGAAGGGGAGACTTCCAGATAAAGAATCTTCCGTAGAATCACAAAAAGAATACATGAAGCTCAGAAATGAAGACGGATTATATGAACCCTTGTTGAGTAAAGGGGGCGCAGAGGGCGAAGCTGGACGTTCTCCAGATTCAAAAGGCATCCCCCAAGAATCAAAAGACGTTTCTCCCATGGGAG